TCCATTTCAGAAAGAGAGAACTCCTGAACAGCCTTATCGTATTTAATTGTATTGGCCAAAACCTTTAAAGGGTTAAGTCCTCGTAAACGTGCAGGCCCTCGGATATGCTTAACATGGATCATGTCACTGTTATGGACATACATATTTTTATTATCACCGCGAACTTCATACCACAACGAGCTATCATCGCGATTAATAAACTCAGTCACACAATTCGGATCAAGTGGTAATAACTCTATTGGTCGCATACTTATATCACGTAAAATGACTGCATATCCATTACCCGCTTCGTTCCTACTAACTTCTAAAGCGTTAATAAAATCAAAGCTACTCATATTTTGATTAGGCTCATTTATGAGCACATCTGAAACATCGTTTTGAATCACATCATAATGCTGATGCAGTTTTATGGGCAGTGCCGACATTGTATTGGCCAGTCGACTAATAACACTAAAAATCGTTTCATTGGTTGCTAACTGGCTATTATCGATGCCCCAAAAGGTTCGTCCAAACCAGTTCGAAAAATCCCACGTTGAACCTTTCCAACCTGTACTAGCCCCTGCATACGCCATGTACGCTGTAGTTTTGATACGTTGCCATAATTTCAATTTCTCACCTCCCTCTTATAAATCATGAATAGAAATAAAGCTTATATTGCCATCTCCACTTTCTACTTTGTTGTACATTGCCTGTACATAACCTGTTATTACTGCAGCAATTGGATCAATCCGTTCCCTTGACTTTCTTTTTGATAGACGAATATTTTCATTTACATCAACTTCTGTGACCGCGTTCCCGATGGCCCATGTTAAAAGTTCATCACCATCATGAGTAATGTTTTGCTGATAAACTTGCTCCCGGAAATCTTTTGTAGGTTCACTAAGTGTTGGATAGCCTTGTCGGACTTCCACAACTACAAATCCACTAGCAGCCATATTCTGTGCAAATTGTGTTGCTCCATAAGGATCGTAACAAAAGACTATTGGATTCCATCCGTTGTCCTCAACAGTTTTTATTATCCAGTTTTCAATAAAGCTATAGTCTACCACTGCACCAGGAGTCGTAGACAACCACCCTTTATCTATCCATAGTTGATAAGGTACTTTATCCTTTGCCTGTCTTTCTCTTAATGCATCTTCAGGCATGAAAGAATGTTGTTTTACATGGAAACCATAATCAGTCGGGAATATCAATCCTGTGGACGACAAATCGATTTTCTTTGATAAATCCACTCCAATGAATACGTCATATCCAGTGACGTCAATATTTTCGCGAGCGCATGCATTCCATTTTGATAATGGCATATAGCCACCCTGCTTTTGGTCAATCCATATATTCATATTTTTTGTGAGGAAATTACGCATTTTTTCAGGTACATCAAGTGCCGCCTTCATTTGTCTTCGAATATACGATAATCCTTCAGGATAAGACGCTAGTATGGGATTAGACTTAATCCAATTACGCTCGTCTGAAATATCATCATCTGGATCAAGTGTATTAATCATTACAAAATACTCTTCATTTTCAATAGGGTTATCTGGATCTAATATTTGTCGTACATAACGATATTCAACACGATAACAAGGATAATCTAATTCAAATCCTGCGGTTGTTATTATTGCTAATAAAGGTTGTGGACGTGCCCCTTGTCCAGAGTCCCCAATATCGTACATTTCATCAGTTTCATGCGCATGATATTCATCAATGATGAAACAAGAAGGCGAAGTACCGTCACCGCTTTTACGATCTTCTTTTGATAATGGTTTTATAATAGAGCCACTTTTCAAATGAGTAATGGTGCCATAGGCTTCTTTAAATCGACTTCTTAAATCCTTGGAACCCTTTATCATGTCGCGTATTTCTTCCCAAACTATTTTTGCTTGGTCTTTCTTTGTAGCAGCACAATACACTTCGGCTGATGCTTCACCTAATGCAGATGATTCGTAACTACCTACGGCCCCTAATGATTGGGACTTAGCGTTTTTACGTCCTACTTGCCAGTACATCTTTTTGAACCGTCTATATTCCGATTCACGATGAATCCAGCCATAAATATTGCCAAAGATAAATTCTTGGATAATATGCGGTTCAATAAAAGTACCAGCTAACACACCCTTACGATGTTTAAATAACCGCATCCAATCAAGAAATTTATTTGCTCTTTCTTCATCAAAAATATATGGGAAGGCATCTGTATTTTCTTGTTTTAAGTCATTTAAAAAACGCTGACATGCCCACTTGTGTTCAAAACAAGCTGGAATATCACCGTTTATAATTTGTTTGCTATATTCAATTAATTTTTCCTTTAAGTTCATTAAATATCACCAAACTTTTGCTCAAACTCTGAAGGTGTGTGTACAGCTGGCGTAGGATCTGGAATAACAAGTTTCAGACGCGAAGTGATAGTTAGACCTAAATCAGTTGCTGCAGCACGACATTCATTGAATAACGTATTTTTTACACGAGCCAATTTCGGATAATCCTCATTTGCTACAGTAATTCTCCTGCCATTCTCCTGCTCTACGACATCAGTGGACTTAATTTTTCTCATATCCTTTACCAACTGCAAATACTGATATTTTGAATCTAAATACCTTGCTAATGAGTCGACATCAAGTTCACTAAAAATATCGATAGCCACCAATTTTTCCGCAATCTCTGTAAATTCTTTCTTTTGAGCAGCTGTTAAATATGATGGTGGTTTTATGTTTTCCGTTGGGCCTTTTAAGGCATTTTCTTGCATTTGACGCTCTTTTATTTCTGTTTTTGTTAGGTTTTTTTTGCCTTTTAAAACCAACAAATCAATTGGTTGTCGCGGTCTAGCCATTTCTATCACCTCGCTTTCAGAAAAATATTTCATTTAGGGAATTTTGTACGCGTTAATCGGTCAGCCGGTGTAGGGCCCCGTGCCGTGGCGAATCCAAATGGAGGGGGGCTACCCTATTTCTTACCGTACTTCTGTGTGTCCTCGTTCGTCTTCGCGTTGTGACAAGACTGACAAAGCAATTGTAAGTTGTCTTCATCTAATCGCTTGGACCAGTCGATGGACAGTGGCACGATGTGGTCCACAAGAACTCCAACCGTAATTCGTTTTTCATTTAGGCAATGCTTGCACAATCCGTTGTCGCGTATCTTGATGTAGTCACGGCATTTAATCCAAGAAGATGAATGATAAAACTGATCATGTTTCTTGTTACGATTGTACTTGTCATAGTAACGGTTGTTATCTGCCTTGGCTGTCTTGTGCTGTTCGCAATATCCATTACGTGTTAGGTTTGGACATCCAGGTTTGTTACACGGTCTTAGAGGCTTACTGTTCATACTGTTCTACCTCTTGCTTAACCCTAGCCATACCCTGCGCTATGGTGTCCTTTAGCTGTGCCTCGTCCTGCTTTAGCTGGTCTAGCTTATGAGCATCAGCCCACTTCATCCTACGGTGTAGCTCACGCATCTTTGCCTGTAGCTTACGTGTTGATTCATCTGTATAAAAACAGACATACTCACGTCCACAGTTAGGACAGGTGAAGTATGTCTTCTCGACTTTGTTATCCAGTTTGTCTATCTTGAAATGCTCAACGTAGAACCTATGACCACATGACTTGTTACACTTAGCGTAGATTGGTTCCATGTTATTCACTACCTTTTAATCGCATTGGTAATTTTATAGGTCGAGTCAAACCTTTTACAAGTCCTTCTGCAATCCAATTGCCAACTTGAATTCCTTTCTGAGCATTAAGAAACTGACCACGCTGAATAATTCCAGTTATGATTTTATTTTCTTTATCGAAACGTCCTTGCTCATTCATTTCGAACCCTCCAATCGTGTGGGTGTTTCATCATTTTCAATTGGTTTACCACACTTAAAACAAGCAACAAATAGAGTTTTATTATCTATTTCGATTTTCTCTTTTTCTGCACAGCCACATTCACATTGCCATGCGTTATCTATCCTATCCAACTCATCAGCCAATGCACCTGCATGCTTTGCGATTGCTCGTAACTTTAATTTAGATTTGTCATCGAAATTCAAATCCATAATGATTGCAGACTTTCGTTTTGACGATTGTTTCTTTAAGTCCCTGTAATACGGAAGGTTACTATCCTTCCTCTCATCGTAAGGCTTAGGTAAGACAGGTCCTCCACAAATAGGACAAGACACACCATCTAAATGTCTACCTTTAAATACATGAGACGAGTCATTCATACATTCACAAACTTGCATTATTCATCCCTCCACAATTCATTTACTCTTTGCTTTTTCAATTGAGTCACATATTGCAATGACAGCTATGGCTATCCACACTGATGTAATAGAGAAGACATCACGTTCATAACCTTGATAAACTCCAATCATATTAACAACCGCGTTCGATATTACATAAATCCATAACAATGTTTTAGCCATTCATACACCACCTTTTTTGCATAATAAAAAGCCACGCTCAAATGAACGTGACTTAATCTAACAATTCTTTCGTTACCTTATTTGTTTTAACATCATAACTGTATATTTCAGTTTCAAGAAACTCTCCAGAGCCTTCTTCAAATTCGTATTTACTAATAGAACACCCTTGATTTAAATCATATTGGTCTAAAAAATCTACATCATTAGAATATTTCTTAGCAATTTCAATTGCTTTATCAAATGTTTTGCAAAACTTATTATAGGAAGTCTCATAACCACTCCAAAACACTTCGTAAAACATTTAAACACCACCTTTAATTCAATAAATAAATCATATCATTCAAAATGGTTAATAAAAAGCCACACCTTGTTAGATGTGACTTACTTGATTGATATTAAAATTCAGAACCACTTTCAATGAAATTAACTCCACTCGGTGAAATTTTAACAGTTAACATTCCACCGCTATGTCGTTCTGCATATAACAAACCTGTTTCGATAAGATAATGATGAGCTGCAGCTTCTTCTGGGTCTGGTGAAATATTAGGACTAAATTTTTTAGTAGTACCACCTGTTTTAAAATTAAACTCATAGAAAGAGAATAAAATTTTCTTTCTTAACTCTTTACGTTGTGCAATTATTTCTTCTGAAACTAGTAATTCACTCATACAAACACCTCCCTCCTACTATTATCATAGGCTAAAAGGTAACATATGTCACTATTAGGAAATTAAAGAATAAAGAGACTACCAATTTAGTAGTCTCAATTACTTGTTTCCGACATACACGTACAAGCGAACGTGTTTATTTTGTAATGCTTATTTTTGTTAGCGTATTTCCGTACGCTTTTGATAAAACTTGATAATATCAATTTACTACAGATTTTAGCGCAATTCACTATATGGCACTATTGCGTTTTTATTTGTTGCTTTGTGTGAATATTATTTTTTGATAATCTCGCACTAAATCATATGCTTGCTGTTCTGTAAAACCCTGCTTCTTCAAGTCTTTTTTATATTCCCAAAGTAATGGAGAAATATCTCGTAACATGGCTTGCATTTGTTCTATTGCTTGTATTATATGCATCATACCCACCCCAATCTCCTAGCCGTTTCATCAATTAATGCATTTCTTTTTCTTAATACTCGATAAGTAGACATGTATAATTTATCCGCTATATTTTGCCATTCATAACATTCCATTTTATCGAAATATCGCATGTCTACAATTGTTTTTTGGTCATGATCTAATTCTTTGTAAAGTTGTTCAAGCGTTGTAATAATATTTTTTAAATGCTGATAATTTTTATCTTCTGCAAGAATAATAGCTTGATTACCTGTCGTGTCGGAAATACGATTGGATTTGCCCCCGCCGATATTTGCATCTGTTTCTTGGTGTGCATTTAACAATTCCCATTCACGATAGCGTAACTGCTTTTTAAGGTCATCTAAACTTGACCAATATTCTTCGATAGTTTTATTTTGTACTGTTGATAATTTACTCATATGCCCTCCACAATCTATAAATGGCATTTTGTGCTTCACTACTCAATAACGTAGGCATGTGCAGCACCTACCTTCTTTGTTTATTTACTAATATTTTTCAGTTAATCTCCAAGCATATCCGATATTGTAAATCAATCTCTCCCTACTATAAGCTTCTAATGACTTCAGACCAGAAACTATTCTTCACTCTCCCCTCCTTATTGTCCAAACAACTGTATTCGATATGAATAAAATATTGTATAGGA